CTGCCTGGGACCCTGCCGACGCCGACGTTGCAGGTCAGCGTGGCAGCGAAAGCCGTCACGGTGGCGTGGCTGCCTGTCATCGGCCCTGTGGGGGTGCTTCCCAAGTGGCGGGAAACCGAACGCTGGGAAGTCGCGATCGTAGAAGGTCCGACGAAAGTGCCCCGCCAGAAAATCAAAGTCACCGAACCGCTGACCTTCACGAGCGGAGCTCTAGCTGCCGGTCAGTACCTGGTCCGCGTCATCGAGATCTTCAAAACCGAACGTCCGGCGATCGAAGGCGGAGCGGAAAAAACAGCGGTAGGCGGCAAACTGACCGCGACGTGGGCCAAACCGGCGAAACCGGCCCCCAGCTATGTGCTGGAGGTCCGGCGTATGGAATCCCCAGGCGTAGCGGGGGAAGATTGGATTCGAGTCCCGCCCGAAATCCCCGGCAATGCTACGTCAGTGACGTTCACGCTTCCGCCCTCCAAACCAGGGCTGCCCACCGAAACGGTGGAAGTGCGCGTCACGGAGCAGTATCTGGGCTCCTACAAGACCCGCACGGCGTACGTCACGGTGTCTTAGGGGCGTGGGCCGTGCAAAGGTCGATGCCCCGGGCGATGTACCAGCCCTTGGGTCCTTTGGTCCTCATCGTGTCCACGTAGAAGCTTTCGCCTCCGTCCTCATCTTCGTAGTCGCCTCTGCTGTCTTCTCCGACCGCTAGCTCGCTGGTCGCGCGGCAGCTCTCGTGATCGCATTGAAAGCGCAAGGAGATCGTCATCGGTTCCCTTCCCGCTCCTGCTTACCGTGTGTCTCCAGGCCTGCGAGCAGTGATGATCCGGGGCGAGGCCCAAGATCTCCAAAGTGAAAGACTTCGTAGGGCAGGTGTTTGGTATTGGTTTCCACAGGCCGCACGAGCGCGCAAGTGCGGCAGACCTGGAGGCCTTGATCATCGGGCATGTTCCACCTATGCCCGCCTGTGGCGCTAACGCAGCGAGGCAATGAGCCGGATGCGTCGCGCAGCTCTAGAGCGATTGCTGCCAGGGCGTAGGTGCGGATTGACTCTGCGCTTGCTTTGGCGTCCTCGCAGTCCTCATGCAACGCGGTCTGTAGATGTGCGTGGATCTCGTTCAGGTCCATTACCGGTCCCTTCTCTCGAACGTAGCGGCCAATCCCACCATGCCCGCCATCAGCACCCGCCAAGCCTCCTGCCGCCTCAGAGGCCGCACAAGACGCTCTGCATGTGCCGCTAGCTGAATCAGGCCCAGCCAGAGGGCTACTGCTGCGAAAGCCGCTAGATCATCCATTGTGCATCTCCTCAAGCGTTTGCATTCTCAGCTCTGCCAGGACCGACTCCAACAGCGCCAGGAGGATTACGCGGGTGCTTTCGCCATACGCATCGGGCAACAGCAGGCGATAACGGATGCGGCTCAGCGCCGCGTAGATGCCCTCTTCTGAGCGCGTCTCGTTGTTTGTAGGGGCGATTTCAGCCGCAAAGCGACGCAGCGTGTCCGCCACCATCTGCTTGGGATCGCCCGTGTCTACGAGCTTGTCGGCCGTGCTCAGCTTCTCTGCGTAGTCCTCGTTGTGGCGTGGGTAGTGCTCGACGGAGATATGGACTTCGTATGTGCCCCGCCTTGCGGTTGCGGCTAGGTCGCGGGTCATGCCTTTGGCTCCAAGCGCAGCAAGCAGGCGGTGTCTGACACTTGGTGCAGCGGAGTGCTGAGTTGGGCGTTTGTGCGATGGCTTGTCCAGACGGCGCACTCTGTGAATTCGTTGCCCTCGACCTCAAAGCGGATCGGAGTTCTGGGGTCATAACGGGCGAGCAGGCTGCGAAAACGCCCTACGGTAAAGCCCTCGTCCTCCAGTGAATGCTCAAGCGATTCGATCTCCGCTTGTTCTAGCTCCCCTTCCTCCAGGCGGGCTAGACGCTCCTCCAGGATTTGGAATCTGTTCTCAATCCAGCCTCGTGGGCCGGTTGGCTTCGTGCTCATCGCTCCTCACTTTCTTCATCCGCTGATCGCAGGTCATCAAGGTTGTGGTCTAGGCGCTCAAGGGTTTGGCGGTCGGAGCCAGCTTCGACTTTGATCTGTGCTCCATCCCGCACGGCAGCAAGAGCGGTCTCGAACTCGCCCTGAGCGTCGATGCGAAGCCGCTCCAAGTAGTCCGCTAGCGGGAACGCATGAGCACCCGCGAGCTTGCCTATCTGCGCCTCGTCCAGCTCGATAGCCCGCTCCCGTGTGAGCCGCTGAGCCTGTCGTACCTCCGAAGGACGGATGCGAGGGCGGGTCATGGTTCCAGCTCCTTCTGATTCTCGAAGACACGCAAGCTGCGTCCTGTTCGAGAAGCGTAGATATTGATTGATCGTCCGCTATCTGTACGGATCGTGACGACGGCTCGGCCATCGAGCAGCGAAGTAGCCCGCTCGACCAGCATCGAGCCGAAGCGGAAGCCAAACTGCGTGATCTCGGCCTTGGTTTCGTCCACTGCTGCTCCTTATCGTCCCGCCAGAGCCACGTAAACCGCTCTCTCGCAGGAATTGAGTGCTTGGCTAGGGGTTAGGTGGCCTGTAGCGAGCTAGAAGGGCTACGGAGGCTTTCTCATTCTCGTTGCCGCATTCTTCCAGCCATAGCTGGGAATCGGGAGAGTCCGCGACCCACGTTTCAAGCATGTCCAGGATGGGCTCAAGCTCGATGACTGCTGTCCGCTCGTGGTCGCTTGATGGCGGGGCATTCGGTTCCCGGATCACCACAAGGCAGCCCGGCCTCATCATGCCTTCCAGCGTCCAAGTTCTAATCCCGCTCATAGCCCCGCCTCCCGCTCCAACAGCACTTCGAACGCCTCCAGCCCCGCCTCTACGTACAGCACATCCAACATTTCCGCCTCGCCTACGAGATGCAACTCCGAGCGGGTCTGCGAGGACTCGGCTTCTTCCAGCTCGCGGGTGTAGTGCGTGAGGGCGTGGATTTGCGCATCCCAGGTCGCTAGGGGGCGGGAATGACGTGTAGGACCTTGCCAGCCGCAGACTTTGCAAAAGCTTGCCACCGGCGCTTTTTGCCTCAGCTCGCTCATTACACCTTCTCCTCGATCATGTGCGTAAAGCGTTGACAGGCCAGTACGCGAGCGCGCCCGCCTTGAATCGGGCGCACCGCGAGCCCGGGCGTGCGAGGGCCATATCGTGGGGATCCGGCATATCGAGAGGTCCCGTGCACCAGCCAGCGCGTGCCGTCACATTCCAGCACGATGAAGCCCCTGGCGACCTTGGCGTTGTCGAAGGGCTGGGTTTCGTTGCTCATTACACCTTCTCCTCGTGTGTAGGGGCGACAGCCTCGTCAGCGGAGCCCCTGTCTAGGAAGTGCTGGCGAAGGACTGCGTTGATCCAGCGAACGCGCGGTACGAGCCCGCGCCGCTTCTCGATTAGTGGCCATAGATCATCGTCAATGGCTAGGTTTATCTGTCTACTCATGTACTCGACTGTACACGGGATTGGGCAGCTCGTCAAGCGTTTGCTCGCAGCACGCCGCGCAGCAAGGCACAATCCCGCAAACATGGGCTGGGGAGAACGCAAGTACACAGATGAGCAGAAAGAGGCGGTGATCTTCGCCAAGAACGTACGCCGTTTCACAGGCAAGGCGATCGCAAACCTCGCAGCTAAAGGCGAGCTGGAGAGCCCAACAGGGGCCGAGATGGAGCCCTTTTCGATGCCGCCCAACACGATCTACTCCCTAGCCCGCAAGGCATTGGCCAAGAGCCACAAAACGATGGCCTCAGAGCTCGTCAACAAGCCTCCGGCGGATGCCAATGAGGCGATCCGCCAACGCCTTGTTGAGATCGCAGACCGCAAGACGAAATACCTCGTAGACCAAGCCCGCCGCAAGCCCAAGGAGATCGACACCTTGGAGACCACAAGGCTGGCCCGCATGGCGCGAGAGGTGGCTGCATTGCCCGCTTACGGGCTTCGTGCCCCGCAACCAGGCAGACCCAGCACCGGAGCCCCGGAGGGCGAGAGCGTGGCGAGGAACAACGAGGCCGCTGCGATCTACGCCGCAGCAAAGGGAGGCCAAGTCGAGCCTGCCCAGAGCGACCCAATTCAAGAACAACCTGTAGTACCCGACGAGTGGGAAGGAGAGGTCAAGCAGGAGAGCAGGGCGCGCTTGACCACGGTGCTGACCGAGGGGCAGCAGACACCACGCGGGACAGAGACACCACAGGACGACGGTGATGAGGAGGGTCCCGGTACACGCGCCAGGGCCGAGCTCACTCGCATGCTGCCATCTGTCTGAGAAGGCCCTCAGGGCACTACAGATGGGGCTATCACGCACCGTCTACCTCATTCACCATTGATCACCGCTCATCCTCGCACCTGCCTCGTGTCTGGCGAGCCGGAATTGGGCTAAAGCCCCGTATTCATTGGGTTTTAGGCAATTCGACCCCCCTACACCCCCTGAGAGCGAGCGATGGGACCCGCGACATATCTAGTCTTCGGTACCCAGCATCAGAATCACAATTCCTGAGGGCCGTCCTGAACCAGCCCTTGACGTATAACCTCCCTCTCAGGTATAACGTCTGCATGGCAGATCTATCAGCTTCATTTCTCGTAAAGCTCAGCCCGGAGGAACTGACGCATCTGGACGAAATGCGTGGGGAGTCTGGGCGTTCTACTTGGGTGCGGGAGCTGGTGGCGGGAGCGGCCCGTGCGCGTCAGCTCTACGGAGGTCCCTGCCATATCTATTGCACCGCCAAGGAGCCGCTAGCGCCCGAGCCCACGCCGATCAGACCGGAGGCTTCGTGAACGAGAACCCCCGAGAACTTCTAGACCTGGCGGCCAAGCGGCGACTGGCGGGGGCGACAGCAGAGCAGCAGGAGCAGCGCGAGAAGGTCGATGCGCGCAACAAGGCCTTGCAGGAAGGGGCTGTCAAGCGGGGTCCGAATGCGCCCCAGAGCGGGATCTTCGGGGCGGTGCGCAAGGCATGAGCACCGATGCAACGCAGCCGATCAGGACGTTGGAGGAGCGTCTGGCGCGTTCGACGGATCGGAGTGGTCCGTGCTGGATTTGGATTGGCGCAAAGCGTGATGGCTACGGACGTCTGACCTGGGCGGGTAAGCGGTTTCAATCTGCTCATCGGCTTGCGTGGGAGGCTGTACATGGGCCGATTCCGGCCGGTCTTCTTGTGTGCCACACGTGCGATGTCCGGGCCTGTGTGCGTCCGGAGCATTTGTTCCTTGGTACTCCTGGCGACAATGCTCGTGATCGTGAGCGAAAGGGGCGAGGTCACGACCGGCGTGGATCACGCAACGGAAATGCGCGCCTATCGGTGCAGGATGTCCGTTCCATCCGCGTGGCTCTTGATCTGGGAGTAAGTCAGGGCGCGCTAGCCCGCAGACACGCTGTTAAACAGGCAACTATCTGGGAGATTGCTCATAAGAAAACGTGGGTTGGCGTATGAGTGGGGATATCCCGGAAAACGCAGCTCAGCCTGCCGGGATACCCGAACGTGCCACCAACGGCGTCCTCGTCAAGTTCACGACCGCCGAACTAGCGGCCCTGGACCGCCTCGCCGCCCGCCTGGGGCATAAGCGCACAGTTGCGATCAAGAGGCTCATAGCGGCGGCTGTGCTGCGCTCAGACGAGGAACACGTCACCCGTGTCTGAGCATCCCGCTACATTCACGCCGAGATGACGGCGACGAACTCGGAGGCGTGATGGAGGCTAGCGACGCAGGGCTCAGCGGAAACGGCATCCTCGTCATCTGCGGGCAGTTCGAGCCCTATGCGATCGTGCGGCTTCATGCAACCGGCGATGAAGGAGTCCTGCGCGCCGAGGGCAGCCCCGTCGTCGCAGAACGTGTCGTAGACCAGAACGCGGAGGTCGGCTTCGAGGGTCTAACCCCCGGAGACCGCTTCATCGCCGCCGGCTACACGCGAGGCCGCTACGAAGAAGTGCGCTGCGTAGCCCAGGACCCCTCCAGCGAGATCACCCTCCTTCAGCCTCCGGTGCAGCCTTCCCCGCAGACCCTCGGCATGCAGGGCACAAGCATCGCCAACTCCCCCGCCGCCCCAAGCGACGCACAGGCGGATTTGGGCGTAGGCATCCCCGAGGGCGTCGAATCCCCCCTCCTGCTCGACTCCACCCCCTCAGCGCCCAGCCAGCCCATCGGGGATGTAGGCGGTATCGCACCTGTTGCGGAACCCAACCCGCCAGCTCCCGAGGCCGGTACACCGGACGCAAGCGACTCCGGACAGGCAAACGGCGGAGCGGTAGAAGAACCCGCCGAAGTCGCGACCCCGGTGCCGCCCGTTGTTGAACAGGCTCCCGAACCCGTCGAGGCTCCCTCGAACGTCGAAACGCCTCCAGCAGAACCGGCTTCAGAGCCAGCACCCGAACCTTCCCCGGAGCCGCCACCCGCCGAGCCCGCGCCAAATGTAGAAGGCGAAGCACAGGGCACACCATCGGCAACAGATCCGGCACCTGCTCCGGTCGAAGCCACGCCCGCGCCAGATGCGGCAGTCGAACCCCCAGCGGGACCGCCAGCGGACGTGGAAGCCGCAAACGAAGCTACGCCGGGCGTGGCCTCTGTCGAAGCTCAGGCACAGCCTTCCGGGGAAGTGGACCACTCTGAGAGTCCCGAGCAAACGTCCGGCGGTGAGTCGCCGGAGGACCCCGCAACCGACTCTGAAAAGCTCGTAGCTCAGGCCAACGAGCTCGGCATCGAAAACGCCGCATCCCTCTCCGACGCCGAGCTGCGTCAGGCAATCACCGAAAAGAACGTAACGCCGGTCATCTGACCGGGAAGGAGCAGATGACATGGCGGTAGCGGTAGGCGAAGCGCAGGCGACGGTCGTAAAGAAGACCCTCCTGCCGACGGGCGGATCGATGTACATAGGCACGATCACGGGCGGGACCGAATACCCAACCGGCGGGGCGACGCTCAAAGCTTCCGAAGAAAGCCGCTATTCGCTGCCGGAAAAGATCGACTGGCTGAGCTGTACCCCGCTCGGGCTTACGGCGCAGTACGTCTCCCCGAACAAACTCAAGCTGTTCGCAGAGACGACGGTCGGCACCTCGACAGAAACCCCGCTCTCCGAGCTGAAATCCAAAGCCACGATGGCAACGGCTCTCGCCGCCGCTCCGTTCGTCGCTATCGGTCCTTCATAGGGCCATCCTTACCCAGCAGCAGCAGGATCTCCAAGAGCGCCTGCGCTTCGATACGCCCTTCTGGGCGGGCGGGGTAACGAAGGACGCCAAAGGCAATTGGGTCTATCCAGGCCCTAGGGCGCAGTTCAAGGGCTGCGCGAAGATCCTCAATAAGGCTCGCCAGCTCGTACCCGCGATCGCACGCCCTTGGCAGCTTGAGCTAGACGAAATCCTTGAGAAACAGCGCGCGGAAGGCCTGCCTATGCGGGTCATAATATGCAAGAGCCGTCAGCTTGGAATGAGCACTTGGATTGCGCTCAAGTTCCTCCAGCGCGTCACTCAGCTCCAGTACCAGCGGGCGATGGTTGTCGCTCAAGACGTGCAGACAGCAGGCTCCATCCTCGACATGGGGCGTCTGGCTTACGCGCACTTGCCGACTGAAATGCAGCTCCCCGTCGGCTTCTCGATCAAGCCCGCCCTGATCCACGTCAACGAGTCCAACAGCGCCCGCAAGCACATGCTGTTCGGTGAGACGAGCAAGGCACAGCGCTACTCGGGCTCGACGGGCGATTCGACCTTCGACGTGGACACCGCAGGCTCCCCCCATGCGATGCGAGGTCTGACGGTCAACCTCCTACATTTGTCTGAGATCGGATTCTGGGAGTCAAGGCAGGCGGTGGAGAAGATGCGAGCGGCGATGGAAGCGGTGCCGCACCTGCCCGAAACCCTGATCGCCATCGAGTCCACGGCCAACGGTCTCAACCACTTCTACCACCGCTGGACAAGTGCTTGCGAAGGTGCTGCTGACCCGGATATGAGCGGAGAGGTCTTCGCCCCGCTGTTCGTGCCGTGGCACCGTGATCCCGAGTGCGCTGTGCAGTTCTCCTCCGAGGACGGCAAGAGGCGCTTTGAAGAGTCGATCGGCAAGACCAGCGAACTCGGTGAGATAGCGGAGGACGAGCCGCTGTTGCAGGAGCTATACGGCTGCACGCCCGAGCAGCTTCTCTGGCGGCGCATGAAGATTCAGGGCCAGCCCGACAAATCGGTTCCGACCTTCAACCAGGAGAATCCACACAGCGCTGAGGTCGCCTTCATCGGCTCTGGCCACACCGTCTTTTCCGGGATACTGATCTCCAGGGCCGTAAAGACCACACAGGCGGCTCCTGAGCCCGTCACAGGCACTTTGAGGGTCACGGCTTGGGAGGAGAAGCGGACCCGCTCAGGGACCAAGGAAATGCCTCTAGGGGCGATTTGGGTCCCGCGAGAGGATTCCAAGCACAACGAGCACCTTCTAGACGTTTGGGAGCACCCCCGCAAAGCCGAGAACGCCCTCAGCTCCGTTATCGAGGGCACGACCGAACGCCCCGCAACGGAGTTCGAGCGCCGCACGGGGGCCTACGTGGTGTTCTGCGACGTAGCCGGAGGCATTGGAAGTACCGCGAACGTAGGCGACTACCACGCCATAAAGGTCTTCGATCACCACACCCGCATGGAAGTTGCGATGCACAACAGCCGCATGGAACGGCAAGACCTCTCGCTCTGGCTGCTGACAATCGCCCTCTACTACAACGAAGCTCGCTTGGCCGTCGAGGTCAATGGTGTGGGCACGCACATCGTCGAGGTGCTGCATCACGAGTACCGCTACCGGCGCATGTACCGCCGGGAGGCTGTGGGGGTCGTGGAGGATCAGGAGTCAAACCTCGCGGGTTGGGAAACCAACAAGGCCACGAAGGACACGATGGAGGGCAACTTCATGGAAGTGCTCGGCTCTGAGCTGTGCGGAGGCCTACGTGACCCGCAGACCGCTCGGCAGATGCAGACCTACATCGTCAACGAGAAAGGCAAACACGAGGCGCAGAAGGGCGAGTACGACGATCGCCTGATGGCGGCGATGGGGGCGCAGCAGATTATGTCTATGCGCAGGCCTCCGAGGATTGGTGGACAACGGATTGATCCGTTCCGACCCGTCGATACTGTCTCGGGATATTGATGTTCTCAGGCGCAGTCATCCTCGGCCAGAAGCGCGTAATCCATAAGTGCCTGCTCTGCGGACGCGAGTTCTATGAGGGCGAAGTAGAGGCTTTCCACGACCACGCGGCCAAACACGCCCGCCAAGACCTTGACGACATCCGCGCCCTAGCACCCAGCCACATCAACAAGGGCAAGCTGTTCGACCCCGCCGAGCGGGACAGAGACCTAGAACGCCACTGGCGCAGCGTGCGCCGGGACATGAAGCGTGAAGGCCGCACAGAGGTCCGCCCGAACGAGATGGCCGAACGCGGCGACTGAGCTTGCTGTAAGAATCGCCAGCAATGGCGGTACGCACAGTCCGAGTCGGCCCTGATGAAGCTCTCCAGACCCGCAGCGGGGAGCAGATAGCTGTCGTCAGCCGCTCTCGCCAGATCCAGGCGATAGCGGACTTCGTAACGCTCTGTGACGTAGCGGGCGGCACCTTCGGCGTCCTCTACGGCCGCACCTCCACGGGCCTGCCCGGCGAGATGGCAACCACGGAGCTGCTGATCCACTGGCGCGACCGAGGAGACGCCAAGGAGCAGCACGAGGAGACGATCCGCTTCGAGGAGCAGAGCGGGGTCTCGCTGTTCTCCGAGGAGGGCATCGACACAGAGCTTGTGCCTGAGCCTGAAGCGGTCTAGCGGTGGCCAATCACAAGCGCAGACGGCCTAAGGCTCAGCGCTCCGGCTGTCTCCTTTGTAAGCCGCAGAAGCTCAATGCGCACAAGACGGCCCAGAGGATGCGCGCTAAGCGCCTGTGGCGTGATTTCGAGGAGAAAGGTCTTCCGAGCCGCCACGAGGAACGAACGGGATGACGCTCTACCCCGGCGTTCCCGAACAGGAGGACGCGGTTGTCAAGTCCATCACCGAACGCGTAAAACTCTGGGAGGAGAGCGTCGGCAAGGACTTCCGCGCCAAGCACCGCGAGCTGCACCGCCAGTACCGAGGCTTCAAGGAGTGGCGTGCGGATTGGATCGGCTCCGGAGAGAACGATCGAGACGTCAAGTACGACGAAGCTAAGAAACGCTGGGGAGCACGGCTGCACATCCCGCTCAGCTTCATGGCAGTGGAGACGATCGTGCCCCGCATGATCGCCAATTCCCCGCATCTGACCTACCTACCGCGAGACGAACGCTGGCAGGACAACGTAGTCGCGGTGCAGGAGCTGAGCGACTGGCAGCAGGAAGCTATTCGTATCGAGCTGCCCTTTCAGCGCGTGGCCCGTTCGGGGCTGAAGTACGGGCTGGGCGTCGGGAAGAACTTCTGGGACCGCAAATACAGCTCCCGTAGACGCATGGAAGAACGTCCTGTCGAGCTGGCTCCCGCAGACGGCGGCAAGTACATGCTGGGTGAGCGCGAGGAAGGGCTGAAGTTCGACGGTCCGCGCTTCGAATCCCTGGACGTACGGAACTTCATGTGGGACCCCTACGGCTACGACGTTGAAAGTTGCGATTGGATGGGGCAGCGGATCTGGCTCAGCCTGGAGAAGGTCCTCGAACGCCTCAACAGCGGCAACTGGAACAGCGTCAGTGCGGAACTCCTCAACGAGGATGCGATCCGCGAGATGCCGGGGATGAACAAAGAGTACGACGAACTGTTCGGTGCCTCCCAGCGCGAATCAGGCTTCAACACGCACGCTTTCTCGGCACGCGGAGAGCAGATACACGAAGCGATCGAGTACCACAACGGGGATCGCGTCTACATGTTGCTGGACCGCAAGATTCTTGTCGCACAGGGCGAGAACCCCTGCGGTGAGATGCCCTTCCCGATCTACCGCCCGATTGAGCTGGAGCACGAGATGGTCGGTATCGGGGTTTTGGAGCCGATTACGCACATTCAGCGCGAGTTCGACACCCTGCGCTCTCAGCGCCGCGACGCCTCGACACTCTCCCTGAAGGCCCCTACCGCCTACGACGACTCCCGCGTACGAGCGGATGAGATCGACTTCGACCCGACAGGGCTGATTCCGGTAGACGGTGACCCCCGCTCGGTGCTCCTGCAGCTAGCTCCCAAAGAAGTGCCGGGTACGAGCTTCGAGGAAGAGCAGTCCATTCGAGGGGACCTGAAGGAAACCGCCGGTCTCGCGGACTCGGCCGAAGCCACACCCGCAACGGCAACCGAGGCGAACCTAGCCCAAGCGCAGACAAGCCGTCGCATCGAGCTTCTATCCGAACGCTTCGAGTCGGAGATCGTCCATCCCGTCGCCTGTCAGTTCCTCTACCTCAACCAGCGAGAAATCCGCCACGCACGGACGATCGTCATGCCTCAAGAGCAGGGCCAGGAACAGCAGGACCCCGACCTACCGCCCTACAAGCGCATCGAAATCGACCCCGGAGCCTTGATGGGGGACTTCGAGATCCGCGTAGCCAAAGGCTCTCTGGCGGCGAAGAACATCCCCCAGGAACGCTCAGACGCCCAACTGCTGCTCAACTCCCTTGCACACGACTGGTACATCGATCCGGTCAAGCCCCGCCTGGAGGCGATGCGCAAGATGGGGATCGCGAAACCGCAGACGTGGTTGCGCCCGCAACAGCCTACAATCCCGATGGCGACGTTGCGAGTCATGGTTCAGATGGGCGTACCGCCTGAGTTGATTCAGAGTGCGGTTATTACCGCACGCACGATTGAATTCCCCGAGAATGCCGGGGCTTCTCAGGTTGCAGACATGGGCCAGCAATGAGCGCGCCCGAACCACCCACGCGCCAGCAGGGCGAAGAACAGGCCCTGGAAAAGACGATAGGCGGGGACCTACCGGGCGGGGGATATCTGTTCCCGGACGGCACGCAAGACCCGCGACCAGCCCCGGATATCGCCGACGTTCGCAATGAGCTACTGCGAGCGATCAAAACACTGGCGCTTATGGTGCAACTCCCCTACGGCGAAGACAAGAAGGCCGACGTAGGGCACTGCATATTGGCGCTGGGGCAGACCTATCTACTGACCGATCCGACGCTTGACAATGAAGGTGTGCCCGTCGAAGGGCCGGGCTCGAAGGCTCACGCCCAGGCACTGGCAACACACGAATTCCCGCCTCGCGTGCAGCCCAACCCCGCCGAGGAACGCCTAAACGAACGCACGAAGCCCGAGCAGGAAGCCCTCAAGCACGATCGCGGGCAGGCACCGCTCCCACGCCCAAGGGCCAACGGATAGTCATATGGATGATTGGCGATGGACTCTTTTCCAGGCTGGGCTACGCAAGCGGACGGAGGATCGACTTGACTTCAGGTATCGGCATCCACTAAAGCCTGCCTGGAGTGTCTGCGCTCTGTGCGGGGAAACCCGCGAGGCGTGGGTGCGGGTGCATACATGAGCACCCGCCAGTCCCAGCCCTACAGAGCAAGCTCCTCCAGGGCTCCCTCAGCCACCCTTGAGAAAATGCAGGCCGGACGTGCGGCTGGCGCACCGCAGGGCGCACAGGGCACTCCCAAGCGCCGCTCAGGGCCTCGTGTGCCCCGCACAACGCCTACGCACAGGCGTAGGTAGTCCGCGAAGCGCTCTATCCTCGCGCCATGTCCAAGGCCCCAGCGGATCTATATCGTCACGTAGACGGTCTGTTCCCCGACACGCGCACGCTGATCGAGTCAGCGGATGCAGTCGAGCACATGTTGGGAACCCCCGGATATCAGGCGGTGCAGAAGCTGATCGAGGCTGAGATCGAGTTGATCGATCAGAAGCTGGATCGAGCACCGCTCAGAGAGGCAAGCGAATACGCACATGCGCACGGGCGCAGAAGCGCACTGCTGGCCTTCTCAGACGCAGCACAGGCGATCCTCGAACGCTCCAAGCAGCGCGTCGAGGCCGACGAACGAAACGCCGAGGGCGAGACCTCGGTAGAGAGGCAGGCCGCGTAATGGAGGCATCAGTAGCAGCGGAGACCCCAGAGGAGACGACTCCCGAGCCGACTCTCGCTGACATCAATTCCTCCCTAAAACAGTTCGGCTCAGACATCGAGCAGATGCGCGATCACCTCGCAGCCGAGCCGTGGAAGCCTGCCGAGGGAGCACCTGTAGAGGAAGACGAGCCGGTCACTGGACTGGACTTCCTTCAGCCTCAGCAGCAATTCGAGCAGCAGCAGCCGAGCCAAGAGGAGATCCTAAAGCAGCTTCAGACCTTCGTACGTTCGGAGGCCCAGAAGGTCGCTAAGGATGAAATAGGCCCGGTACAGCAGGAGCTAAAGCAGGAACGCCAGGAGCGCCAGCTAGTGGAACTCTCTGACAGGTATCCGCAGCTCCAGGACGAGAAAGTCGCCTCCGAGTTGCTGGATCTTGTGGCGAAGGTCGTAGACAAGGAAGGATTCCCGGACGACATGAAGACTCATCCGGGGTTTATCGAGCAGACTTACCTGGCGGCTCGCGCACGAGCGCAGAGCCAGGACGGCGGTGCAGATGCCGCAGCAGCAGCACTGGAGGGCGCAGGCGGGGCGAGTCCCGGTGGCGCTGGACAGGGCGCAGCACAAGCAACCGCTCAGGACTGGGCGCAGAGTGTCGCACCAAAGCGTCACGCGCTCTTTACCGGCGGTTGACCCTGTAGGCACCATCTAATAGGAGAACCGCTATGGCGACCATTACAGGTCAGACCAGCACCACCAACATCCTCTCAACGCAGCTTCCGATTGAGATCGGCAGCGAAATCAAGCTCCTTGAGCCGAACTGGCAGGCGCTTACGATCTTCAGCCGCGAAGGCGTCTCAAAGCCCGTAGGAGTGCCGAAGTACAAATGGCTTGAGGACGAAGCCAAGCCGCGCTTCGACACCACCACGGCGGCAGTTGCATCGACAACCACACAGGAAATCCCCGTCGCTCACGGCACCTACTTCCAGCAGTGGGACTTGGTGCTCAATACGCGTACGGGCGAGCTTCTGCGGGTCGACTCGGTGGTCGGCAACACGCTCAACGTCACGCGGGCGATCGGCTCTACGGCCGCGAACCTCAACGAAAACGACGAGCTGATGCTGATCTCAACGGCACAGCCTGAGGGCGACACGTCTAAGACGCCTCGCTCGCTCGTGCCGACTCAGTTCGAAAACTTCACGGAGATCTTCCGCGAACCGTTCGAACTCTCAGAGACGGCAGCCAACGCGGACTACCAGGTCAACCCGAACGAGTGGGACCGCAAACAGCAGCGCGCAGCGGTCGAGCACGCCAAGAACATCGAGTACGCCAACCTGTTCGGGCGTAAATCCTCAACGACTCCGGGAACCGCCGAGGTCCGCACGACCGGCGGGGCGCTCAGCTTCATCACCACCAACCAGACCGACGCCGGGGGCACGCTCTCCGAAGCCGAGTTCGGGGCGTTCCTGGAAACGGTCCTGCGCTACGGCTCCGAAGACAAGCTCATGTTCTGCTCGGGCACGGTGCTACAGGCGCTCAACAAGTTCCCGTCCTCAAAGCAGGTCACCAAAAACGACGAGAAGACCTACGGCATGAACGTGACCCGCTACGAAGGCCCGTTCGGAGCCGTGCACACCGTCTGGCACAAGCTCCTGGACGGTGCGAAGTACAAGGGCTACGGGATCGTCATCGACCTACAGAACGTCGCTCACCGCCCGTTCAAGAACCGCGACACGAAACTGCTGCCCAATCGGCAGCCGAACAACCAGGACGCACGTCTAAGCGAGTACCTAACGGAGCAGGGTCTCGAATTTACTCAGCAGCGCTCGCACGGCGTGCTGACGGGGACCACCGGCTGATAGCTTCTTAGCTGCACACCAGCGGCGCGCACGGACGGCGGCTTCCTAAGGGCCGCCGTCCGCTGTTAAGGGCATCATCCGCGCCATCGCCCGTGCGAGTGCGGGCCACACGAAAGGATCACGATGCCCGCAGTAGCCGACCCGCCCGTTCTCAGCAAGCCCAAGGCAGAGCGGGTCTACATCTCTCGCCGCTCAGACCTCCTACTTGTCCTGGTCCGCGACAAGCGCCGTGTATCCCAGGAGACAGGCGAAACGGGCGAGTCGATCCAGGGCAAGCGTCGTCAGTTCGTAGAGGGGCGGCTGACGATCCCGGAGAAGGGCGTTGTGCGGGGCGCGAGAGGCGAACGCCTTACCGCCAAGGAGGCGATCGAGCACCTAGAGGGCCGAGGCAAGCCCGGAGAAGACGACTACATCGAACCGCACGACCTCCTAGGGGACCGCGAGGAAGGCTTCTTCAAACTCCCCAAGGTCGCACCCCCAATGTCCGAGGAGGAGGCGCAGAAGGTCGTGGAGCTGGCGATAGCGGGCGACGTGCAGGCGCTCGAAGACCTGCACGAGGCGGAGCTTACGGGTTGGGAGCGCACCGATCTGCTGGAGCTGATCTCAGACACGCTCTCGAAAGTCCGTGCCGCAAAGCCTCCGGCAGAGTCCGTCAAGGCCGGCTAGCCCTACATGGCCGAACGAGTCCCTGCGCTCATTGCGGCCGTCCTTACCGAGGCGGACTTCGACGTAGCCGAACCGACCGCCTTGCGGTGGCTCGCCGCTCAGCACCGCTTGATGGTCAAACGCTCGAAGTGCTTTCGCAGGCGCCTCAGCCCACCACCCGCCGTTACCGAAGCCGCTCGTAGCGCCTACTCAGTGCCCGAAGAAGTCATCGAACTTATCGAGGTCTTGGTAGGCGGCGTTCCTTACGGGCAGGGCAGGCACTCCGACATCGCCGTATCTGCTCAGGGCTGGCTTCTGATCTCAGGTATGGGCGGAGTTGCGGTTGAGGACGAGTCAAGCGCAGGGGGCTACGAGCTGGCTCTCGTGCCCGCACCGATCGAAGGCGGGG